CCTTGTTTTCCGGGTCCTTTTGCCAAGCCTTGATTTTCTCATTGAAAGCGAGATTGTCATTGTGCATTAGCAATGGACTCAGTCCCTCTAGTGTGATGTTGTATTGCTTCATCTCATTATCCCCCTTGTTTTAATTTAATTGCTTGCCTAGCATACCATGCCAAATTTCCTATAAATTTTATTACCCACCCCCTTCCCCGCCACGATGCCGCGCCATCTCCTCATCGATATCATTGATAAGCTGGTGTATCTCCAGCGTGTGATGCACGTTCAACCGATTCGGATCGTACGGGTGCAAAATATGAAAAAGGACCTTCAAAATTCCCCTCAAAATGAGCCGCTCAACCCTGGTCATCCCGCCCGCGTCCGGCACCTCTCCCTGTATCCTCAACAACACCCACTCCCGGATCCGGATATGCCCCGAGGGCAGCCGGTACCACCCCTCCGGCGGTCCTGGCATCCAGTCTCTTCCATCTCTTGTCCTCCCTTCTCCTCTTTCGTTACTACTACCTATACCTTGCCTTGCCATGCCGTGCCGTACCAAGCCCTGCCGTACCACGCCTGGCCTCGCCACGCCCATGTTATCATATCAATACCCCTCCTGAAGCTTCAAAAGCGCCCACTCCTTGATTCGGATTTGATCGCCTAGACGAATCCAACCCTCTGGCGGAATGATGGCATCTTCCGGATTATTCACGGAGAGCCATTTAAAAACCGTAGCCCTAGAGACCGACATAATATCAGCCACTTCAGAGACGCTATAATGATCCTCCGCCCTCCTTCTCTGCCTGGGCCGCTTCCCCTTCGCCCCCGGCAGCCAGTTATCCCGCCTCTCGATCCATGACATTACGACCGATCACCTTATTTAAAATTGAAAAACATCCTGCTTTAAATACTTCAGCGGCATCTCGCAGTACTCCGGATTCAGCTCGATCCCGATCGCCCGCCGATAAAGCCGCTTCGCCACCCGTAGCGTCTTTCCCGAACCCATAAACGTGTCCAAAACCACCCCATTCTTCGGACACCCTGCCAGGATGCACGGCTCGACCAATTTCTCCGGAAACGTCGCAAAATGCGCCTCCGGCGTCGGCTCTGTGGGGATTGTCCAAACGGTCCGCTTGTTCCGAAACTCAACCAGGTCCTTCACGGCATGAGAAAACGATTCATTCTGTTTCGGCCGATATCGCCCTTTCGGTATTTTGTCATGCGAGCCCGGTCCCGTTTGCCATCCGACAGGTGTGCGCTGCGCCTTCGGATTCACCCCCGGCTTTCTCATGTGTTCCAACGATTTTGCAATAGACTGGTTCCCCGGACCGCCATCCGCCCATTTGTGGCGATCGCTCCTCCCTCTGGCATACCGCGCATGGCTTTCAGGCGAGGCAGGCTCTTTTATGGCATCGGCATCGTAATAGTACGTTGCCGATTTTGTTAGCAGAAAAACATATTCATGCGCCTTTGTCGGCCGATCATTCACCGACTCGGGCATAGGATTGGGCTTGTGCCACACAATATCCGACCGCAACCACCAGCCATCGGCCTGGAGGGCCAAAGCGGCACGAGCGGGGATCATGGTCAAATCTTTCGGCTTTAATCCCCACGATTTCACATCAGACAAGTTTGGTCGTTTAAGATTATAGGTTTTAACATTTTTCAAATTAGCGTGGACATCGAGGGAGTCTTTGCCTCCACCAGGATTGAAACAAGACTCTTTCCCTGAAATGTAAGAATCTCCGAGATTTAAAAAAACGGTTCCATCCTTCCGCAAAACCCGCTTGACTTCCCGAAACACCTGGACCATGTGCTGTATGTATAGATCCGGTGTGGGTTCCAAGCCAAATGATCCTTTCCATGCGTTGCATTTTAGGCAAAATTGGCCTTGGGATGCTTCGGTTTTATGTGGACCTTGCTCTCGATAATTACCTCCACGCCCCCCAATATCACGACCACCATCATTTCTCCCTGTTTCCATTAACCCTTCATCCCCCCACACATGACAGCACTCAAGATCCGATGCTATTTTTAGGAAATCATCCCATACCTGAAGCTCAAGCCCATAGTCCCGGAGGCCCCATTCACCAGTATGGAGGCGAAGTCACGACACACTGAACCGACTCCGAATCCATACCGGATAGCACCTCCAAAACATGCCCGTTGAAAATTCTGATTCCTGCGTGGTCGTAATAAGGTGTCATAATGTTCTATGCCTGGGACACCCCTTTGTCTCCATGCCCGTCCTTTTGAAGCCCCGCGACGATATACGCGATCGCCTGGTGTTCCAGGGTCCTAATGTGCACAACCGCCGCATCCGCCAGGCCCTCCATGATCTCGGGATAGGACGTGATGTCCAGATTTAAACTTTTTCTCGCGGGGGGCCTCCCGGCTTTACCGCCTTTTTTCCCCTTGCCCTTCTTCGTTATTCCCCCGCGACACTGCCCGCACAGCCCGTGTACCACATCCCCAAACTCATCGACCACGGCCGGCCGCTTGCCGCAATTACTACAGAGCACCGCATCATTTTGACCTTCGACCTCCGACATCTGACCTCCGATCTCTGTCTTTTCTTCTTCCATCCGTTCCCCCTCCTCCATTTTCATATTTTTCCCCCCACACGCCTCGCAATGAAACGCCTTCCACCCCTCCCGAGCTGCCAACGCCAGGCAATCCGTATCGTCAATACAGTAAATATTCCGCCAGCCGTGGCCTTTAGTGGGATTCATTTTCCTTAATCATTGGAATCGGTTCATTTGGATATATATCGGCCCAATGACCTTGTTTGACGAGCCTGCCATCTTTATCTATCACTATAACCCAATCATAATAAACCTCATCCCAGCGATTCATTAATCTTTTCGTTTTCCCAGTAACTTCGTTGGTTAAATCTATTATTGCATAGTGGTCTTTTATGGTTTCGTAGTATTCCATAGCGTTTGATTTAAACCAAAAAGATCTAAATTTTCCACTGATCATGTTGCACCCGTCAACCGTCCAAATTTTTCTAGAATCAGTGGGATCAAGGATATGCCAAATGCAACCAGGCATACAAATAAGGCCGATGGTACAAATAAACATAATTTTTATAAAAGTCTTCATCTCATTCCTCTCCTATTTCAACCATCGCCGCCCCGCCCTCGGGATCCACCCCTTCCCCTTCTTCTCCTCGGGCGGCGGGGTTTTTGGTTTTTCTTTCGGTCTGGTCCAGAACTTGACCCGGAGGACCTCGGTCGCCACCAGGTTCAGGACGCTGCAGTCCCAGCCGTGGTTGGCCCGGTTGTCGGGGCATTGCCAGATCCCCTTTTCGTCCGTGTATTCGGCGCACATGTGGCGGGCCCACTCCTCGGTCGTCTCGCTGTGGAGGTGCCAGGCGCCGGGATCCGTGGAGGCGATCTCCAGCTTGCCGGCGAGCAGGTTCTTGAAATACGTCGTGTCCGCCCGGAGGAGCTTGATGCCGCCCGGGATCGGCTTTTTTGTGCCGGGATAAAACTCGATGTTGCTCCAGCTTATAGGCTGGGTGAGACGCTGCTCGCCCTTGTAGGCGATAATGCGGCCGCGATGGAGCCGGGTAAAGTCGTAAACCTCCGATGTTCTGTGGCCCATGGCGTCCTGCACGACAAGGCGGATATAATACTCGTTGCCGGCAACATCCTCGTAGCGCTCGTCAAAAAGGACCTCTCTGAGCCCGTCGAACGTCTCCACGTATCCCTCGCGGATCTGCCAGCTTTCAAGCCCCAGGCCCCATCCCCAGGCCCGGACCTCGTACCAGAAACCCTGGTCCTGGGTGTCGACGCCGGCGGTGAGGCAGGAGACCACGTCGCCGGAGGGGACGATGCCTCGGGGCCTGTCGTCGCAGAGCCGTAGAATTTTGTCCTCCTTGCGCTCCTGGGTGAAATCCTTCCAGGGCCTTGCGGCGTGGGAGTTGTTGAAGTCCTTCAGCTTGTTCTTGTCGCCCTGGCCCTTCAGGAACGCGGCGCAGGCGGTCGATATGCTGTTGACGGGACTGATCCAGGAGGGGAGGTGAAAGCCGATCTTGCGAGGCTTATACTTGCGCAGATAGGCCTTGATCTCCATGCCGGCGCCGTCGATAGTGCGCTCGCCGTCGGGCGTCTTGGCCATGGCCCGCCACTCGCCCCATTTGACGGCGGCATCGCGCTTTGCGTCTTTCCACTCGGACTCGCAGTGCTGGCAGACATAATAGGCGAGCCGCTCATTCTCTATGCGCTCAGGATCGCGGATGTCTTCGGGCCAGCGAAACCAGCGCCGCTCCGTCTCGAACTCCATCGTCTGGAGTCCGCCGCAGTCCGGGCACCGGGCATGGTATGCAAAGACGACCTGGGCCGCGTTGAGGGCCAGCCAGATATGGCCCTTCTCTATCGTCGGTGTGCTCGATTTCCAGCATTTGCGGCCGTAGCGGTAGACCCGGAGCCGCTTTTCCGCCTTGTCCACCGGACCCGCTTCGGCCTTGCCGGCGGTGGCCGGGTATTTGTCCACCTCGTCGAGATTGAGGTATTTGATCGACCGGTTGGCGAGCTGGATGGCGGAGTTTGCCCAGGCCGCGTAGATCTGCATGTGCTGGAGGTTGACGCGTTTGGCCGTCTCGTCGTGCGTGGCGCCGGTCAGGTACGATCGGAGGCGGGGCGAGTTGTTGATCATCGGGATGATCCGCTCCTTGACATTTTCCGCTGCGGTCGCCTCGTTGGGATAGACCACGAGGACAGGGCCCGGATCCCGGTCGATGGCATAGGCAATGCATGAGTCCACGATAAAGGATTTTCCGACCTGGTCGGCCGTGCACATAACCACCTCCTCGACTGACGGGTAAAAAGAAGCGTCCATGATATCCGCAGCATAAGGAAACGTCACCCTTTTAAACCTTGTGCCCTCGAGGGGGCCCTTGGTGACATAACGGTGCCTTTCCGCCCAATCAGACACAGGGATCTTTTTCCTTTTTTTGTATATGCGCCTCTCGGCCCGGGTGAACCGAAAATTGACGGCGATATCCTTTTTCGCCGACTTGAGACTGTCAGGCATCCATGTGGGACGGCCTGTTATGGTTATTTTATGCGCTATCATCGGATGTGAACAAAACCTGAAATTCCTTCGTCGATGCAAATTCGTTGAGGGTCAGATCCAGCTCCGAAATAAACTCCCGAAGGAGATCCCGGGCCTTGTTCTCGTCGCCGCCCACGAGGATGACAAACTCGCCGGCCCTCGCCTGGATCATGCCCTTGAGGCTCGTCTCCAGCACGGCGGCACGCCCTGCCAGCTCGAGCTCGAATATGTCTCTTGGGACGTATTTTCCCTCCTCGATCTGTCGTTTGTAGCGCCGGGCCTTGATCTCCTCTTCGAGTTTTTCCAGCTCTTTTTTGACCTTCTTCCGGGCGAGGAGATCGTCGTCGAGCTTCTGTTTCGTCGCCTCGGTGACCAGGAAACTCCGGGCATACATCATAACAGCCTTGAGAGAAAACCGCTTTTTGTCGATATCCGGCCGGAGCTTTGCCTCCTTTAAATGTTTATAAAGGGTGCTTTTCGCCACCTTCCACCCCGCCGCCTGCAGATATTCGGTAATCTCCAGCGCATTCCTGAACTCTGTCGGGCCGGCGGCGGCCTGCCCGCCCTCCTTTTCCGTCTCGGGCTCATCCGAGAGCTCGAATTCAAATTCCTTCAAGGTCCTGGCCTCCTGCGCCGTCAACGACTGCTGGTTGCGAATCTTCTCAAGAATCTGCTTCAAAGCCGCCTTCCGGGCCGCCTGCACGATCTCCAGGAGTTTTTCTTTGTCGTTTTGGTCTGTTTCAGTCATTCTGTAATCCAGTTGGAAGCCCCGCTTTTATCCACGCCCTTAGATTGACGCCCGCCTTGTAAGCCTCGCCCGGGTCTTTCCCTTTCGGTACCGGCCACCTCTCACAGTCCGGAAAATTCGACCGCCACCACTTCCAGGCCTTGGCGCCGGCCGCGTCGAAATCGAGGGCAACCAAAATATGCAGGCTGCTGCGCAGGACGTTAAACGCATATTCGTCCGGCTTGGCGGAGGATGAGCCGACCGCAACCGCCCCGGCCAGGTCGCCCGCCTCCTGATCAAGCAGGATGGCGTCCAGCTCCGACTCGACGACCACAAACGCCCGGGCTTCCGGCCGCAGAATCATGGTCGACATGCCCGACCCGGGGACGGCGTAATAGCGGATGTCGATGCCGCGCATCTCCGGTCGTCGGATCCGGAGCCGGTGGACCTCATTCCCGACCGCATACGGGATCACCATACCGACGGGCAGCCATAATCGAAGCCACCCCCCTTTTTTATTTTTTAGTTTGGACAATCCCCAACTCTCCCGTGGCCGATACAAATCCTTTCCATCCTTGCCCGGATTCCATCCAAGGAAAAAACGAGCGGCGGTTGATTCTCGGATCCCCCTGGTTGCCAGCCACCCGAGCTGCTCGTCGTTCTCCATGAGCTGGTCGTAAGACCATCGGACGAATGCCATTGCCTTTTTCTTCCAGACCGGCCCCGGCCCTTCGGTTTTTTTTGGCTGCCAGGTGTTTGACCTCGGTCTCCTCGGCCTCGCCAGATCATGGGATGATGGAATAGGCTTATTGAGCCGCTCGCAGGCCTGGTGAAAAGAGAGCCCCTCGAAATCCCGCAAAAACTGTATGGCATCACCCCGCTTTTCACATTGCCGGCACCAGTAGCTCCCCTCGCCGTTGTTTTCACCAGGCCAGACGCGAAACCGATCCCGCCCGCCGCATGATGGGCACGGCCCCGCATGTTCACCCCCATGGGTACTGGCCACTTTTTTTAATTCAATATGTTTTAGAGCCAAATCTAAGACGTTCAACTGTCTACAACCCTCCCCAACTGTCCTAAAACCCTCCACAAGACTTTCTTGAATGATTTTAATATATTAAATAAATAATATTTTTCTTTCTGGAGAGTTAGATAGTTTATGTATATAATGGAGCAAAACATTTTAGGGGTACATAGGGGGAGTTTATAGCAGGAACTCTCCAACCCTCTATAACCCTCCAGACCATTAATCATCACCATCAACCTCCTTAATAAGCTCAATACCATGGTAAAAAATCCGCCCCCCGTCCTTATCTTTACGGAAACGCTGGCGCATCATCCGGCCGAACCTGGTGAGCGTGATGCCCTTTTTACTGACATTCTTCACGAACCATTTCAGGTAATTATCGAAAAGCACCGATGATTGGACCTTGGCATACTCATCGAGACTGCAGTATTCCTCGATGAAATCCGCCAGGTCGTCCTCATCTCGCCTGTATTCCGCGGTGGCGTCAGTGACGCTTTTCGGCGGGTTAAACCCATGCACCTGATATTCCAGGCAGCCGCGAACCAGCCACGCGAAAATCTCGGGGGCTTCATCTTTTAATTTCTCAACGA